ACACATGGATGCAGTTATAATATGTTGTGAACAGTTTGGTATAGATCCAGAATATGCAGCAAAACTTTTAACTAAATCAGTAAAGGAAAAAATAGAACTAAACGCAATGGATTTAAACTACTTGCCGAAGAGTGCTAAATTGCCTGTATAATGGATCCGATTGATATTTACTTAATGTATTGTGCGATGAAAGCACATTTTGAGAACAAGGGTTATGACTTTATTAAGTTTAATGGTAAAACCAAAGTTTCAAGAAACTCTTTCTATAAAAGAAATGACAGAATATTCTTTGTCAAACTTTCTCGCAAATACAGAAGTGAACAACAGATAAGAGATTATTTGTTGTCAAACTTCATAGTAGAACAGAAAGGTTGGGTTGGTTCATTTTCTGAAGATAACTACAATGCGTGGTTAAAAAGGCAACAGAGTTTAATGTATAACTTTGAACAAGAGTTATCATTGATGGACTCAATAGGATCGTTATTAAGTACAAATGGTTCTAATCATCCAGTACTATTAAAGAAATATATTGGTAAGAAAATATCATTAGAAACAATGATTATACTGGATGAGATTACAAGGTTTAGCAAACATTGGGATAAAGAATTAGAGTATGATTATGTTTGGAAAGATGTGAAAAAAATAATGAATAATTATAAAAAGTTCTTGACTTTTTCAGTTGAGAAGAGTAAAATGGTTCTTAATAAGTTTTTATGAGCAAGTTATGAGCACACATATAGTTTATGGTAATGGTGAGTCTAGAGTTAAGTACAAAGAACAAATAGACAAACTACCCAAAGCAATTACTTGGGGATGTAATGCCATATATAGAGATAAAGTAGTTGACAATCTCGTATCAGTGGATTATAACATGCAACAAGAAATCTATCAGTCAGGATATCCAATGAAGAATAAGTGTTGGTTTGCTGATTGGTCGTTAGTACCTTCTGAATTTAATGTAGAATATATGAAAGAAGGGTTTGAAGAAAGTCAGATATATGAAACACCATATACTGATGAGAAGTTCCTAGTTGTACAAGGAAAAAGAAAGGAAGATGTTCAATATAAGTTTGACCAATTTATTATGGAAAATCCAACTGCAGATAAATCTGATATTTGGAAAAAAGTGAGTTCTGACATTGGTCTTTATATCACATGGGTAAAACCAGATGATGATAAAGTAATTGATATTAATTTTCCTAAAGGATGGAGTGCTGGTAATACAGCAATACATCTTGCTTGTCAACAAGGAGCAAAAGAAGTGTACATGGTTGGTTTTGACTCAAGTAGTTATAATGAGAATATAAATAATGTGTACAAGGGAAGTAAAAATTACTTGCCTAAAGAAAGTAGAGGATTTAATCCAATCAACTGGAATAATCAACTAAAAACAATTTTTAATGAATATAGTGATGTTAGTTTTTACTGGTTAATGAAAGAAGATTTACAATATGATGGTTTATTTGAGCAAGATTCGTTCTCTAATTTAAGATATTTAACATACGAAAACATACGATAACATAAGGAGAAAAAAATATGTCTTTAGATGGACTAAAACGCAACAACTCGCTTGATAAACTGCTTAATGCAGCAAAGGGTGAGTCAACTAAGCAGGAAAAGAAATCATATGTTGATGAAAGACTCTGGAAACCTGAACTAGATGCATCTGGTAATGGTTATGCAGTCCTTCGTTTACTACCTGCTCCAAAAGATGAAACACTCCCATGGGCAAAAATCTGGAACCATGCGTTCCAAGGTCCAACTGGTCAGTGGTACATCGAAAATTCTCTTACAACAATCAGTCAAAATGACCCAGTGTCAGAGTATAACACACAATTGTGGAACTCTGGTCTTGAGTCTGATAAAGAGATTGCTCGTAAGCAGAAAAGGAAACTACAATATTATTCAAATGTTTATATTGTAAGCGATCCTAAACATCCTGAGAACGAGGGTAAGGTAATGCTATTTCGTTATGGTAAGAAAATCTTTGACAAGATTACTGCTGCGATGCAACCTGAGTTTGAGGATGAATCTCCAATTAACCCATTTGACTTTTGGGAAGGTGCCAACTTTAAGTTGAAGATTCGCAAAGTTGATGGATATTGGAACTATGATAAGTCTGAGTTTGAAGGCAAGTCTGCTCTATTTGATAATGATGAAGAAATTAACAAAGTGTGGGAATCTCAATATTCCCTAGAAGAGTTTACAGCACCAACAAACTTTAAGTCTTATGATGAGTTGAAGACTCGTTTAGACGCAGTGCTTTCAGGTACAACCAAAGTGGGTAAAGTTACTGACGATCTTGAAGATCGTCCAGTTGCACCACCTAAAGTTGACACTACACCTTCACCTGCTCCAGCAATGGAAACTAAGTCAGTTGAAGCACCTGTAGTTGCGGAAGATGACGATACTATGGCATACTTTGAAAAACTAGCAAACTAAGACTAGTCTAAAACTTGTAGTTAAGGGATGCCCACTTCGGTGGGCATTTTTTATTGAGGATTAGTAGACAGTCCGTCTATAAATTCGTTTGATATTATACTTTTGCCAACTCTTATATTTTCTGTGGTTTTGTTATTTGATGTATTATTATCTATTTTAACTATGTTGTTATAGTTTGATTTTGCTTGGTCAATTCTATCTTTAAATAATTGATTACTACTACTGCCACCTCGACCTTTATTTAGATCGTCTATTTTTTTATCTGAATTTTTAGCAATCACTTCACCAAGTTTTTTACCACCAAATGAACCTGCGAAATATCCTATTGTACCACCAACTATTCCACCAATCGCTGTTCCTATTACAGGAATTACTGAACCTATGGCAGCACCAGCAGCAGCACCTGCTAAAGTACCAGTTGTTCCACCAGCAGTTTCACCAACAGCAACTGTTTTTTGGTCTTTTGTTAGAGTATCGTCAGCAAGAGTAGTGGCAATATCTGTCACTCCTATAATCGCAGCAAGTGGAGCAAATCTTTTAGCAGTACCTTTCATTATTGCCTTGCCTTTTCCAAATTTACTATCTTTTGGTATTGCTGTTGACCCACCTTGCTTTCCTGAAAGTGGTACAGTCTTCATAGCAGTGCCTTGTTTATTCACACCTGTGAGACCTCTACCAATCATTCCACTTCGTAAGGATGCAAATAATCCAGCAACACCAGCAGTTAGTGCAGCGATTACTAACTTCGCAGCAAATAATACACCAATCGCTGTAACTATTGCTCTGGTAACTCTTTCTGTAAAAGTACCTTCACTAAAGTAATCTATGGTTGCGTCCATTCCACCTTTCAATTTTTCGAATGCTGTTGTTAATCCTGGAATTATTCTTTCTTTTAATTGTTTAAAATAATCACTTCTTAAAAATGCTAACAGTGCTCCAAGTGCAACGACTGTCAAAGCAGTAAAAAACAAACCTTTACCTAAACCTGCCAGTGTTTTTCCAAAACTTTTAAATGATTCTCCTGTATTTTTCATAAACTTACTAAGGAAACCTTCTTGTTTCTTATCACTATCTTTATTATCTTCGTTCCCTTTGAATATTGCATTTTTGATAGCACCAACAGATTTTGCGAACTTTCCTTGACCTGCTCTACCATCTTTTTCTTTGCGAAGTTTTGCCATTTCTCCTTTCATAAAACCAACACGCATACGATCTACATCACCTTCTCTCAGTTTAGCACCAGTTCCACTCATACCAGACATACTTGCTATCTTTTCAAATAATGATAGACTTTGTACTTGATACTGCTCATCTTTTTTATTTTGTTCACTTACAAGTTTATGAAGTGGTTCTGCCTTACTACCAAGCATATCATCAGTTTTAGTTATTCCTTGTTCTTCTTGGAATTTTTCTGTTTTACTTTGAAGTAATCTAGCATTAAATATTTCTGCAAGGTTTGATAGGTTATCTTCAAGTAATGATGTATCTGTTGCTGCAGCAATTCTATCTAACTTTTCATTTGCTTTTTTTTGTTGGTCTAATAATGCTTTACCTGCACCAGACCTAGCATCTAGAGGGTTTCTCTGTTTACTAAGTATGTCACTAGTTCTTTTTTGCTCTACTAGTAATTTTGAAAAATCTTCCATCTACTTGCCCTTTTTACTTGAACCTGTATACAACCCAAACCATGCTGCACCTGCACCAACAACAACACTAATTAAACCTGATTGTTCCATAGTAGGTGCGTCTAATCCCATATACCATATGACAGTCTTGTATACTAATACTATATACACAGTTAAGAATGCTCGAGGAAATATTCTCCATGCGTCCACTGCTCTTGCTAGATGTATCCATTTAGCATATGGATTGACACCAAGATCTTTTATAGAAGTGTCAACTTCTAATTCTACACTTACTTTTTTCTTGACATCTGCTACTTTTGGTTCAACCTTTACTTCTTCCTCAGACATTTTTATTTTCCTGTTGTTTTATTCTTTCGTTCTCTTTCTTGATGAAATCATCAAGCAAACCGACATATATTTCCCTTTCCCATGGTATCATATTTTCTAGTTCGGTTAAACTATATTTATGATGTTGCATCATTGCAAAGTTAGTTTTATAATAATTATACAAATTATCATGTGAAAGGACTATGCTAAAAAACTTTCTAGTCCTTCAATAAGAACCTCGCCTTTAACTTTAGTCTTTGGATTTACAACTTCAACCATATGTCTTAGTTTAGGCATAGTTTCAAAAAAGTCTGTAACTTTTTTAAATTGGTCTACTGTAAATCCTTCAATAAATTCTTCAATATCT